AATTACCACCACCTTTTTCAATAGAATTAGATGTACTTCCCATCATACATTTTCCTATAACTCTACTTCCTAATCTAAGACAAGTTTTTGTTACTCTCCAATTATTAAGTATATTGTCTGGTCTTTCCCATTTACCACTTTCATCATGAGCTAGTAATTTTAACTTTTCTCCATCATAAGAGTTATCTCCTGTATTTTTCCAATCAATAGTAGTATCTAATCCTTCAAGCTCTTTAATAGATTCATTTGCATCAAGTTTTTTTCTTGTAAGTTTTGACGCAGGAACTCTATACGCAAGCTCCGTTTTTGGCCTATCCATTCCATCTTGAATCGGTTTGAAGAAAAACGGATAATTGAGCGATATGGGAACAACTTTGTCTGTAAACATTTTTTTTGCATCAGAACCTGTTTTGGATAAAATTCCATAACGTGAATCTTTTGATGTGGTTGCAAGATGAACCAATTCTGATGATGACATAAAACTAAATCCTGATCGTCTATTTTTAAGGTAACACATTCCATAGCTTCTTGAGTCTGCTTTGCAAGCTTCCCAGAATATAAAGAATAATCTATTTGATTCCCTAAAGTTTGGCTGCCCAACATCAATTTTTGTCCACCGCAAGTACATGTAATGAGAACCAGTAATGTAAGTAGGATTATTTTTGTTATTAAACCAAAAACCTTCTTCCCTTCTTTCAAACTCTTTGTCAATATAGTCATACCACTTTTCCTTAAAATTATCTGGATATTTATCCCAATCAAAAACACTTTTTATTTTACTTAGTTCTTTAGGATATTCTATTTGACCCCAATGATTTTTATTAAAACGATAAACATTTTTTTGTTTTGGTAATGCAATCTTTAAATTTTGTATTTCATAAACCTCACCAATTGTACCATCTTTTGATATAACAACAATATCATATTCTTTATTATATCCGTATACCCAAGCCTTTTTTTTATTATTAGACTTTAATTCCTTTTCCGGTATAATATCATCTAGTATTTTATATAAAGTTTGTTCGTACATTATTTTGATCTACCTTCAGCAAATCCTTTAAATGAAGATGCTTTACTTTCTTTTTTATTAATGTCTATCATATTATTTTCTTCTTCAATCTTTGTTAAGATTTCAAAAGCATCAAATATTGCAAGCTTCTTAGATGCCGCTGCATTTTTTAATCTGTCTGCTGCTATATCAGGAGCTAATCCATCTAGGTCTTTTTTTAGTATACCTTCATTAGCAACTTTTATAAGTTCTTTTACAGCTTTTTTACCTGCTTTTATTATTTCTAATTTTAATTCAGTATTATTCATAATACTAATGTTATGTTTTTATCAAACATTCTGTAAAGTTTTTCATCTTCTACAGTAAATTCATATTCACTATCTGGTTGAAACGAAACTTTAGTTCCTTCAACAATACCTTTTTCTGTAAGAATTTTATTTGAATATTTAATTATACCTACTAATGGCTCTTCATCTTGATGAGTCTTTAAGTACTTTTGTTCTTTAGGTATAGGCTTTACCATACAGTACTTTGAATGACATAACCATTTGTTGTTATGTTTATACATATAAAATTGGTCAAAGTCTATAAAAAACAAATCGTCTTTAAAAAAACTCTTACCACTTCTTTCTTTTCCTTTCATGTCATTATAATATTTAAAAACATTATGATGAACTAAAAGTATATCTCCAGAAGATATTTCTCCTTTGTAGTTTATAGGAACTGATACAACTTCTGCGTATCTATTTGATGCGGTATGATCTTCTTTGGATGTGCTTGTTATAAAATCAACATTTCCAATTTTTTTTGTGTTATCATACCTTTTGTCATTGCATGGTTTTACAATGAAATAAAAAGGTGATTTCATTCAAAATTTATATTATATTCAATTGATATAGGCATATTAGAATTAAATTCTTTCCAAAGAAATATTTCTCCTTGTTTGTTTTCAATCCAAACTTTTATAGAGTTGCTTTCATCTATATGCTTTATTAAATGAATATGATAACTTCCATTAAAAATCTCTTGATTTACTATGTAGTGCATAGCACTAGACTTATAATCTGCACCGACAGATATTTTTCTTATATCCATTATTTATTTAATTTAATTATACATTAAAGCCCATATCTTGTAATGAAGCTTTTATTTCGTCGTACCAAAATTGTCTTACAAGTGCAGGGTCAGGAGGTACTGGTGATGGAACACTCAACTCGTCACTCCATCTCATTAATTTAGGAGTACTTGTTGTGTAATCATCTAACATTGTTACATTACTATAAGCAGTAGCAGGTATAGTAGCAGGATAACTTTGTTCTCCTGCAGGAAAACTAGTACTAACTGGAGGATTGCTAATATTCGCTGCAGGAACTAAAGAATTAGGTCCAAGTAAATCAATAATAGTAGCACCACCTCCAGATTCTGATGTGGTAGAGAAAAATTGAGACCTATATGTAAAATTAGCATTTGCAATAAAATTCCTTACAAGAGTTATATCATCAATTATAGCTGCATTGGTAGCATTATCCCTGTTTTTCCATGAATCAGCATCATTGTCGTTAGCATTCATTTGATAATTGTCAGTTACAAATTGAGTACCTCCAGATTCATCTCCAAATCCAAAAATTACTACATTATCTGCGTTTTCAAATATTTCTCCAGGCCCTGTTCCTTGACCAAGTCCTTTGTTACCAAGCATTCCTAGTTGTCTTTCTTCCATACTCATCCCCCAATATACATGAGAATCATACTCATCACTACCGTTAGTAGCTCTGTCTGTATTTCCACTTGCTTCAGTTCCTCCTGTTGCATAGAAATCTTGAAGTAAGTTTCTAAAATTAGTTGTATTCAAATAATCTGCAGATTTCTGAGCGGATGTTCGTGTAAATTTACAAACTGAATTTCCTCCATCACCTGAAGTTGTAGAAACAGTTGTTCCATTAGCATCAACTAAAGTAACTTGTAGTCTGAAGGCAGTGTAATTTATTGTTCCTACGAATGTATTCGCAGGAATACCAGTTCCTTCAATAAGCATCCCAGGTTCAACAAGCATGCCTGCGAGAGATGATTTTCCGTTTGGATTACTTACATAACCTGCTTGTGTATAATTAGCAGTTCCAGATGCTTCTCTTATTGTATTAGCCCCCATGTTCCATCCGTTATTCATATCTACATAAATTTCAGGAACACTTGTCATTTTAGCTGTTTCTTCTATTGTAGTGTTCATAGACCCACTAGTATCACTCCAAAAAGTAAAGTAAGTATCTCCTGTTACTGTTAATCCTGATATTGTAAAATCTTGAGTTGCTGACAATCCATCATTATCTGTTACTGTCATCACTACATCAATATTTCCTCCAGGATATTGTCCTGTTAGAGTTCCTGTGCAATCGCCATTGTCTGTAAAAACTAACCAACTAGCTCCTGCAGCAGGGAATATCTCTACTCCATCTACTGTAATAAGATAATCTAAATCTGCACATGGCGTATTGTCATCACTTGTTGTCCAGTTATATGTCCAAGTGTCGTTTGGTTGCAAATTAGGATATGTGTCTGCATCTACAGGGTTTGTGGATGTCCATTCTGGTCCGACAGGAGTAATTGGCACTACCTCTATCTCACCTGTTAATGTCTGAGTTTCAGTTCCATCTACTGTAAATATTCCTCCTGGATTAGTCGCAGTAAAAGGAGCGGATGCTTTAAACTGATATCCTGTATTAGCTAGTCCGTTTGTTATAAACTGATAGCTAACTCCTGGTTGCCCTTGTTTAATGTCATTTAACTCATTACCTTCCAACCTATAGTTTGGTGCACCTGGAGTATTATCTATAATATTATTATTAAAAGGATTTAATGTTACGGTTACAGGAGGTATAGGCGCTATAGAGTTTGTTTTTTCAAAATAGAATGACAGCTCCATATCTCCATCTGTTGGAGTTATTCCTGAGTTTAGACTGCCTTCACATACTACACCAATATTTTGAAATGCGTTTAAAACAATATTTAAATCAGAAACATCAACTTCCCCTCTTGGATATGATTTATCATAAAGGTCAGATATAACAAATAAATTTTCTTTTTTAGAATAGTTAGCATAATTAGAAATAGCATTATTAGCAACTTCACCTATAGATACAGTCATTGTATCTCCTTGAGGAATATTCATAACAACATCCGAAACCCAAGCCCATGTAACTAATTTTAATTTTAGAGTTACAGGAACTTTCCATAAAGGAACTTGTGTACTAGGTGTAACGGCAGATGTCCATTCTAAAAAATCTTTTGAAAATTCAGGACCAACTCCACCACCTGAATTACTTCCTATTGCTTTAAACATCCCATTTACAATAAATGTTTCTGATGAAGCAGGAGGAGTAACAATATTTAATATATAATCAGCAAGACCAGCTATGGTAAACGTTTTAGTTTGTAACTCAATCGGACTTGATAATCCATCTGTTCCAATTAAATAATCCTCTGGATTAATTGGATTTTGATTGGGGTAAGCTAAAGTATTGCTAATTTTTGCCATCTTCTATTCTTTTTCTTTTATCTCTCCAGTCTGGAGATTTATAACGGAATCTTCTCCGTATTTTTTAATAAGTTTTTTTTCTAAAGAAGTAAAGTCTGTTCTTACAGTATTTATTTCTTTAAGCACTACATCTTTTTGTAATGCTAAATCTCCTAGTTGGTTTTTTAAACCTCCGAATTTAGTGTTTAATTCTTGTAAACGATCTAATTCTTTTTTTGTAACTGATTTCATTTTATTATAATTAAAGTTATATGCAAAGGTAGTAAAAAAAAATAAATATTATTGTTTGGTTTTACCGTACTCTCTTAAGGTAAAATACCCTCCAATTGCAGTGATGCCCATAGTAGTTAATAAAGGTAAGTATGCTTCTCCCAAAGGCATACCCCATTGAGAAGTTATAATAACAATATCTATAAGAATAGTAAAATTAGCAACAACTAAAGGTCTTATGTTTCGTGTTAGCTTGCTTCCAAACTTCATATCGTACTCCCATCTCTTGCTTATTTCTATTTCACGCTTAGATATCTCTTGTTCTACTACAATATCTTTTTCTAACTCTTTAAGAAGCAAATCTTTATCTGTTTGTGATATACTTGAGTTACCTCGTATAGCATCTCCTAGTTTATTTAAACCTTCTACTCCTGTTACTGTACCTAATATATTTAATATCTCAGGACTTACTCCTGCTATTGTTCGTAATAAATTACCAACAAAAGTACCTTCTCCTCCGTTTTTTTTTAATTTAGGATTATTACTCATATCTATTCTATTGTTTTATCCCAACGAGACCTTGTTTTTCTTATATCGTAATGAGTAAATGTGTTATATTTACCCAATCCTCCTTGAAGTATATGTCCATTGTTAGATAATGTATCTATTGTTTTATACATTTCAGAAGGACTAATATCTGTGACTTGTATGTCAGCAGCTTTACCTAAAATATGCTGTGAATTAGAAACTCCACCAATAGATTTATTGTGAGTTTTACATCGATATGCACTATTAATTTTAATAGGCTTTCGAACAAAATTTCTAATATGCTGTAACTGAGATGCTAACTTTTGAATTTCTAGAAATACTTCCTCTGGCATTTCACATCCACATTTGCAATCAAATTCAGATTTATTAAAATTATTTGTTAGATTTTTTTCTTTCATGATAACTAATCCATATTCTTTGAGCCGTATATACTATAGAGGCTATTAATAGAATTAATTTTAATGCCATTTCAACATGTGAAAAAGAGACAACTAGACTCAATAAATTAAATGCGTAAATTTTCAAATCCTGTGTATTCATTATTTTTTAATAATTTCATAAGTAACTTCGATATCTAACAAAGCACTATTAGTCTGTATATAATTTTCTTTTACCATAGTGCAACAATATCACTTGCAGTTGTACCAGTATTAAAAACCTGTAAAACATTAATTGGTAAAAACTGTCCTGCATAACATCCTACAAATGTTAAAACATCTCCACCTACTGTTTTTAATTTTACTGCTCCTGCTGAACCTATATATAAAGAGCATCCGTTATTAGTTCCTGTTGCTCCATTTACAGATGGTATATCAGCAGTATCACTTGGTGTTACCGCTGCCGCTCTATTTGCTTGTAATTTTTGATAAGCCATTTTTTATTTATTATAAGGGAATATTCTGTTTAAACTATCTTTTCTTTTTGAGCAACCGCAATCTCTTCCTGTTACTTTACTTACTGTATCAACAACTGCTTTTATTCCTGTTGCTGTAGTTACTTTCTCTATTGTATCTCCTAATCCTTTTGATTTCATTTTATTTATTTTTTACAAGTACATAGTTTATGAGGGCATAAAGCAACCTTAAACATTAGTTTACCTATTAACCAATTCCAACCACATTGAAACTTACACCAGATGCCTTGCATCCAGAGACCTAGCTTTACTAATAGTCTACCCATTTATTTTTTTATTAAACCGCTTAAATGTTTCTTCACATAGTGAACACATTCTTTGTGGTGATGTCTGTAAGACATTCCACTATCTGCTCCATAAGAATGTCCGTAATCTTTTTTAGACA